TCTTTCGGCAAACGGAGCAGGTAATCCTACACCCGTCACAGCACCAAATCTACCAGCACAAGCAAATTGGGTATTGACGGCAGATGCAGGAGCAGTAGGAGGAGTAAATATGGAGTGGAAACCGGCGACAGGAGGCGGTGGTCTTCTTACCGCAAATGCCCCCCTTTTTGACGACGCAACACAGAATCCTAACAAAATAGGTATTAATTTTAGTGCGAGTGTTGGTGAAATCCCTTATGGAAACGGTACAGCACAAGAGGGGGCATTAACAGTCGCCCCTAACCCCGCTTCTTCTAATCAGTTCTTAGGGACTGTTGCCGGTGTTCCTACTTGGAAAGATATAGGAGCAAGTGGTTCGATAGTAGGTGTTGCTCCAATCACAGAGTTTGCTGGTGCTGGAAATGAAAGTAAAATTGCTATTAATTTTAGTGCGAGTGTTGGTGAAATCCCTTATGGAAACGGTACAGCACAAGAGGGGGCATTAACAGTCGCCCCTAACCCCGCTTCTTCTAATCAGTTCTTGGGGACTACGCTTGGTGTTCCTACTTGGAAAGATATAGGAGCAAGTGGTTCGATAGTAGGTGTTGCTCCAATCACAGAGTTTGCTGGTGCTGGAAATGAAAGTAAAATTGCTATTAATTTTACAGCAGTCAAGGGTGAGATCCCTGCTGGAAATGGTACAGCGACCGAAGGAGCATTAGTCCCTGCACCCACAATTGATGGGTATGTTCTTACAGCAACTTCAGCAGAACCAACAGGATTGAAGTGGTTGCCGGGTGGGTCGCCTTCAGCACAAACCAATTTCTTTCCGCTTACATATCCTCCAGCGCCCGGCACTCCGTTTGTTGCTTCTGGTTTTGATGTTATTCTCCCGCCACCAAGCACAATAGGCACATTCACACAGAACGAGCAGATTACAATTATGAATTATGAACCTACAGCAAATCCATCAGGCAATAGTTTCTCAATCCAACAATCCAACTTTGAGGATATGACTGCTTTTTGGACTGGAAAAAATACTGGTGGTTTTGAGGACTTTGCCTATTTTACCACAGGGACGAATGGTGCGCCAGTTGAAGATGTTATTGATTTGTATACCTGCCCTCTACCTTTAAGCGGTCAATCAGTCGCAACCCCTATTGCGTCTTTACAAGTAGGATCAAATCAACTTTGTCGCTGTAATGGTATAATTAGAACAGCACAATATCTCTATATTTATGGTAATTTTACAACTGTAGTTGTTCTACCCTCCACAAGTATCACAAATGTAGGAGGCATTATTAGGTATAACATGACGACAGGTGTGTTTTCAAAGTTAGGAGGTGCGGTTGGTGGTATATCTACTACTATTGCTGGTGTGAATCCTCCCGATATTTTTTGTGCTACACTTTGCCCTACTACTGATGGACTTTTCGGCAACTATGCAACCAACCCAAGAACTATGGTTCTCGGTGGAACATTCAATATTGTCGCCAGTAATTCTTTATCAATCCCTTATATCTGCTTCTATGATGAACCCTCCGATACATTTTCGATCTTGGGTGATGGTGTAGGTGATGGTATAACCGCACCAGCACAAACAACAGTCCAAACAATTCAACTGAAATATGGTATTACCTCTTTGCTATATTATCCAACCAACAACTCTTTATGGGTTTCTTTCAATAATCAAACTTTCACTTGGACGACAGACGGAGGCACACAAACCTTCGCACAAATAAATTGTGTAGGTGGGTTTATTTGGAAAGGTGGTGGTGGATATTCACTCGGTATAGATATTGGAACAGCAGGACAAATTACTAATCCACAGAATCTTTATTTTGCGAATGGTATAGTTAGGTCGGTTGCAACTGGAAAATACTGGTTGTGTATTGGTTTTACTGATCAGATAGGTCAACCAGGCGGATTCAATTGCTGGTGGAAAGATTTGGGAACACCTAATACTGACCCGCTTATTGCCCCGAATGATACTACAACACCTCCACCACTTCAAGTAGGGTCAGGTGGAGCAGATATACCAAACTCACTACAATATACTTATGGAGGGCGAACAGACGGGTCTTCTTATGTAGCATTTATGAACTTTCAAATCGACCCGCAACCAAACGGTACAAGCACTTTAATATGGGACGATTTCGCAGGTGTGGGACAGGATACAGTAGCGCAGGTTAAGGGAACACCTGAAACTGCGAGTTTTGGTGGTTGCTTTGCCTTTCAATATCTACGCCCTGTAGGACAAACTGGTAGTTGGACTTTCACATCAACCAGCGAGAACTTTTGTGGTCTCAACACTTCACTTTTACCTGCTTATTGTTTAGTGTTTAATGTTGAAAGTCCTACTTTTTTTATTCAAAAAGATTTAGAAGACCAAAATGTAGGTGTCTTACTTTTTGCCGGAAATGGCGTTCAATATATAATACCAGGTCAACCTACAGGAATAGCATTTTCGGTCAACTTCAAACAACAATACACATCTCTTCAATTGGTAGTGGATTTGGTGGCGGATATTTATAGGGTTATTAATCTATATGGAGATTTAGAGTTCTCAAAACAATAAGCGACATTTTAGCAAAAATATTATCTGTGCATTAATTATAAACGAAAATAAAATGTCGATTTCTTCTCTTGCTTCTTACAACGACGGCGCAGGTTCATACCCTATCGTTACTCAGCAGGGCGTGATCACTAAGGTCGCCAATACTCCCCTCGTTGTACCTTGTACCGGTATTCTTGCTACAGATGATGTTCTTCTCACATGTCTAACCAAAACCGCCTCCACAGCAAACGCTGGTGGTGTTGAAGTCATCACTATTCAGGCAGGAGTGTCTTTTACTGCGACTTCTGTTGATGCTGTGTTTGCTGGAACTTATGCATACCAAGTTCAGCGCTCCTCTGCTCGAACCGTTAACGCTCCTTAAACCTTTAGCAGTCCTGTAGGGAATGTAGGGTTTAGGGTGTTTTTTATCGAATATTTCAATCGTCGTTTTCAATCCATACTTCTTTGGTGTTCACAGAAAAGTATAGATTATTACCATCATGATATGGATTATTACCAAAATAATATAGAAATACAGTAAAAATCTAACTGTTTTACATTATGATACGTAAAAATAAATTTATTTTTACTGTAATAACCTATTTTTGCTACATTATTACGACCTTGAATAGATTATTACACGGAATCGAGCGAAAAAGGATTATTACAAAGAATATTTAGGCAAAAGTGCAAGTTTTTTATATAATTATATGGTATAGGCAAGATGACTCAACCAACGCAGATATATTACGATCTCAGCGTCGTTAACAACGTTCAACCGTCACAGACACAATCACAAACATCACAGCAAAACCGTCTGACCTTTACTGAAGTACGTAGTAGTCCTATTTTAGACAATCCGTCGGACTACTTTCTCTCGATTGTTCGATTTAGTTTAGACACACAGGGTGGTATGCCCCTCTTCATTCCACAGATCGATTTAGTGCAACCCCTACCTCAACCAAACGAAACTGTGTACTTTGTGAGTATTGAGTATAATAATGCATCACTACCAGCAGAACGGTTGATATCAAAGAAAAGAGTCCTTTATGTACCACAGTCAAATATTTATACCGCTCCCAATACTCTTAACCTTGAAACTATAACATCACCGTACTATTGGTTGAACACTTTTCAGGCGTTTATCTGCATGATTAACGAGGCATTAGAAGATGCATATAATGATGTTCTTGCTCAGGCAACATTAGCAGGTATTACTCTTCCTGGTAATTGGACAACCGCTCCTCTTCCTATCCCATATCTTTTGTGGGACAATCAGCGATCTATTGCTACTTTAGTTGCACAAACGCCAATATTCGAAGGAGATTGTTTAGGAGGAAATACTCCGGTCGGAGCAAACACCGGTTTCATATACTTTAACTCGCCCCTTTACCAACTCTTTAGTTCATTTCAGGCGTTTCATAATTATACCTATTTACCCAATCCTCCAACGAATAATGACGGAGAGGCGAATTATATGATTAACGTGTACAACAAAAAAGGAGGAACAGGAAACAATTTTTACGCCGTCGACGCAAGTGGTGGTATATTGTATCCTTCGTTGTTTATGGAACAAACATACTCGACCGGTGCAACTCTTTCTCCGATTCAATCCCTCATCTTTACGAGTTCACTTGTACCCATTCTACCACAATTAACAGGTGTTCCAAGAGTTTTAACTGGTGTGAATGGCGATTCTGGACAGAATGATAACTTGACCAACGAAATTACAGATTTAGTAGTTAATTTAGAAACAGGAACGGAATATTTTCCCTCAGTCCTATATTTACCGACAGCGGAGTATAGATTGATCGATTTGCAAAGCAATTCCCCACTTTACGGTATTCAAATTAGCGTTTCGTGGAAAGATGTTTATGGAATTACTCATGATTTCTATTTACAGAACGGGGCAAACTGTTCTCTGAAGATATTATTTAGAAAAAAGGATCAAGGAGTTTATTAAAACACTTTTAGGAAATAAAGCGATAAATACATTTTTTTTTATCTTTGCTATAATTATAAAACAAAGATAAAATGGCGAGTGCTGATTTTGAGAAGATTTGCGTCCAAGACGACCAACTGTTGACTTCGGACAAAGTTCGCTACGCTGTATTTAAGGGGGCGCAGAATATCACCCCCTCCCAATACAACGCTATTTCTACGAGTACTTCAAGTATTACATACAATATTCAGTTACCAAGTGAGAGCACGGTTTTTAGCAGACGTATTATGGTCGAGACAGATATGACTATTTCTTTTTCTGCGACACCAACCGCTGATATGCCCGTCGGTCAGACCGTGGTTAATTTAGGATATACCTCTTCAATTGGTGCTTTCCCTTTCCACTCATGTTGCAACACTATTCAGGCAACTATCAACAACAACACCGTTTCTCAGAACCAGCGTGATATTCAGTTTCAGTTGCTTCGTTTTGGCGACCGCCGTGAAGTTGCTCGTTATAACAACGCCACCCCTACCCAGTATGACTCTTACTGGTCTTACACCGACGCTCTTGGTGCTAACAACAACCCCAACGGCGCTTGGAACGACAACGCTTTAGATCAGGACTTTCAGGCAAGAGGTGGATTCCGTGTTACTTCTATTACCGGTAATACCCCCAAGTTAAATGCCGGTGATACTACCGTCCGAAATATCACTATTCGTTTCCTCACTCGTGAACCTATTATGATGTCTCCTTTTCTCTGGGCAGATCCAGAGCGGAACAACTACGGCATGTTTGGTTGTCAGACCTTGAATTTCGTCTTTAATTTGGGTTCTGCTAACCGTGCGATTCGTCTTGCTCACGGTCAGGCGGGTACTGCTACTGCTTCTGAACCGGGTTATTGGTTCACCACTACCCAACCTGTCGTTTCTGCTATCACTTCTTCTCGTCTGCTTATGCTCTTCCTTACTCGCCAACCTTCTAACTTGGTTAGTGCACGTTCGGTGTACCCCTTCGCTGAGTATCCGAGATATTTAACCAGCGTTTCTCAGGCATTCGCTGTTGGTGAGACCAAAGAGCAGACCTTTCAGAGTATTCAGTTGAACTCTGTCCCCGATAAATTGATTATCGTTGCTCGGAAGAAACTTGCCGATCAAACTCCCGCTGATTCTGACTCCTTCCTTGCTATCAAGAAAATCAACATTTCATTCAACAACAAAGCAGGTCTGTTATCTGGTGCTGATCCTTGGGATCTGTGGCGTATGTCTGTTGAGTCAGGAGTCAATCTTACTTGGAGTGAGTTTAGTGGGAGTGCATATCAGGGAAGTCAAGCACCACCCGCCTCTGCTACTGCACTCCCTGCCGTTATTCCTCTTTGCGGTTCTGTTCTTGCACTCGAATTCGGTAAACATATTGAACTCGACGACGTGTTTGCACCCGGATCGATCGGAGCATTTCAATTACTTTTTAAAGTGGAATTGGAAAATCAGACCGGTCTTGCTATTGCCTCTAACGAGTATGAACTTGTGCTGATTACTATGAACAGCGGTGTATTTTGCGTTGAAAGAGGTACGTCACAGACGTACACGGCAATTCTTTCTCGTGCTGACGTTCTTTCCGTCTCATCTCGTCCTCAGATGTCTAACTCTGGACTTGCCCGTATCGTTGGTGGTGCGATCGAGGACAAGGTTAAGATGTTGGCGAGACCTTTGATGGAGGCAGTTGGTATGGGTCAGTCCGGCGGTGGTGCTTCCGGTGGTGGTCAGTCAGGCGGTGGTCAGTCCGGCGGAAAGATGGCGAAACACTTGGGTATGTAAAATAAGTAGACCCCTAAATAATTTTTGTGTGTATAAAAACACTACTGAAACCGCCTTGGCGCAGAGGAAGCGCGCGGGACTCATAATCCCGAGGTCGTACGATCAAAACGTACAGGCGGTAATTTAGCAATAATAAGCAGAAAAATTATCTTTGCTTATTATAGAAAGATGCCTATTAAACTTCCTCGTCCTCCTATTAAACCGGTTGTTGATTTAGCAAAAAGGGTTCTACCGGCATTATGCCCCAACCCTAACGTTTCTATATCACCACTCCCCCCCAGAATTACCTTTGGTTGCCGTTGAAAAATGCATTTTTCTCGAAGAAATAATCCTTCTTTGAGAAAAATTAATAAATACCATCTTCACGCCAATTTGCGTTCGGATAAGGATTCCAAACACCGCTCCGTTTTACGCTTTCAGGTGCAGGTTCAGGATCATTCATGCAAGGTGAACCAAATGATACATGTCGAAATCCTAAACGTTCAGCAGTACTTGCTTCCAATTTCTTTTTTAATTCAGCATTCTCCTTTTCTAAAGTTTCGATCTTTTTGTATAAATGTTGAACTTCATAATATGCAACTGTTCCCTCCATTTTTAGAATAATAAGATATTTTATTTTTCGAGTTTACTGAGTTTAGTGGGGCAAGGTGGGGTTAGTGGGGCAAAAAACATAACTTTTCTATTTTCCTAAGAAAAATGTGTTTTATAAGAAAGTTAGGAAATCTGCCCCACCTGCCCCACTCTGCCCCACTACCAACACAAATAAGAATTTTATTTTTTATCAACTTATCAAGAAATATCATGATAATCGATTTCACAGTAGAAATGAAAAAAAATTGATTTGGATTTACGATTCATTATCATATACAGCGATCAAGCAAGAACATCAAATAATGTCTCGAATCACCGACTGCGTAAATACCGACCTTCCCTTGTTTGCCGACATTCCAAGATATGCTGTGTGGAGTGAGGAAATCCTGAAGGCGATCGCCTTACTGGAAGAAAACAAGTTTCAAGTCCATTTCCAACCTAAAGTTGATATTGTAGGGGCGTTAAACTACAATATCAAATGGGTCTCAGAACTACTCGCCGAGAGGAAGCAACTTCAGGAGGAATTTGCAGAATACAAGAAAAAAAACCCCGAACCTGAATTCGGAAGATGCGAAAACTGTGAAAGACCTCTTGACGAGTATGAACATATCTTCATCTTTAACAGAGGTGATGAGGATATGACTATGTGCGAGGAATGCGGAAACGATACTCATGAGGAAATGAAAGCGGACGGTTGGAAGCGTGATGACGACGAGGGAGAAATCAACCACTTTGAAGAAGACGAAGACGAGGAAGAGGACTAAGAAAGAGTAATCGCAGATTGAACGCTTCGTAGGTCACCTACGAGAGTTGCATTACACACGCAATTATGCTTATAATACCCCTGCTTAGTGGAAAACATCTTAACGTACTCGTAGAGATGTGTAAGCAGATTTTTTTCTTCTGTAAATGAGGAATTGTGGTGTCGTAAAGAGGATAGAGTCGAATTGCTGATACTGAAAGCGTGTAATGTATCCTTCCAAATCTTATATTTGGCGTTGAGTTCACGCTGTGCTTTCAGATACTCCTCTTCAGTATAGAGTTTTTTCTTGGAAATCTCTCGCAACTTGGCGAGTTCAGCGTTGTATTGATCCATAAACACTTTGTGATTTTTATCAATATCTGTATTGAGAATGCTGATATAGGTTGCAACTTTGTTTGCTTTTTCACTCTGCGTCTGCGGAACTCGAATCATTTTGTGAGTAACAACCGATACGGGTAGTACTGTAGGGGCAACGGCAGGTGGCGGAGATACTGCTCGACTTTTGACGACTGGTGGTGGTGGTGCTGGTTTTGCGACCGGTTTGGAGGGCGCTGGTCGAGGAGGTGGTCGGAGGATTTTTTTGACTGCTTTGACTGCTTGTCGTATGCGTCTGCCTCCACGCAGATCTTCGTCTTCGTTTGCAGAGAGGTCGTCAAATCCGAGCGAGTAGTCCTCGGCATCTTCTGCGTTTGCGAAATCCAAATCGGTAGATGCGGATAATGAAACATCATCTATCGGCAAGGCGTATACACAGGACGCAGAAAAAAGTAGTGCTAAAAAACAGATTGTCTTCATTCTATTTGTTTTATATCTTATGCAGAGATTTTATATTTTGGTGCTTTCTGTTTTCCGGTAAATATCTTATAATTCTCATTCGTGATTCTGATAGGGTCAGGATCTTCGTCCATATCTTTCGGTTTCTCCATCTCCCGAGCGTGTCCTTGACGTACTGAACCAAATATATCGCTAAATGGTATCAAACTTTCATCAACATCAAGGGCATTAGATGCAAAAGCGGGGCGAACGTGAATAGGTGGGTGTACACGTGAAAAGGGGTTAGGCATTCCAATCCTGCGTTTGAAGGGAGTCATTTCTTCAGCGTCATCATAATCAACATTTCCACCATACATTTCATACGGTAATACGTCATTAATATTATTATTCAATCCATCATACACACCTCCTGAAAGAACTTCACCCCGTCGTTTCAAGAATTCTGCCTTAGGATCGAATTCCATAATATAAGGCATAGCATTTTCACGCTCCCTCCTACCCTGCGACATGTCAACAACACGTGGGTCGCCTCTTGCGAGTTCTGCAAGGCGTTTTCGTTCTTCGAGTCCACCACGCCCAAAACCAAAGAAGTCCTTTGCTTTATCGGTAAAAGTACGCTGAAGACCGGAGGGTAGATAATCCTGAAAACGATCAGGAACGATACGAGAAGTAGCACGGCGGACATCACTCATAGTCGGCATATTATCCGCAACAGTATTGTACCACCCGCTTACTGCGTCTCCTGCTTGATTTGCCCAACCACTCAAGGTATCCAAAATACCACTTCCACGCAAGAACTCCTGATTACCAAGACCATACAACGTGTTTGCTTGTGCGTTATTTTGTTGACCCCACGCAACCCTAATCTGTTGAATACGTTGAATCCAAGGAACAAGGTCATCACGTGAAGCGTCTTCGGCAGATAAATCAAACGATCCGTCGGGTTGTGGTCTACGCATTTCATTTTGAAAATCTTGCGGTAAGGCACGAAAGAGGCGTAATGCATTCGCATCTGTGGGCGGTAAAACTGCTCCGTCATTTTCTTCTATTGCCGTATATGTATCCCAAACTGTCTGCTGTTGCTGTTGATTTAGTGAAGCAACTGGGAGGAGGGGTGCTTGTGCTAATGCTCCCCGTGTGCCTCCTGCGTCGGCGAATGCCTGTTGCTCTGCCGTTAATTGTCGTTGTCCTGCTGGTACGATTGGTGGTGGGTTGAGGGGTGCAGGTGCTGGTTGCTGTTGAGGTGAACCGGGTTGCTGTTGAGGTGAAGCGGGTTGTGAACCGGGTTGTGCAGGTGCGCCCCCTGGTTGCTGTTGCTGTTGCTGTTGCTGTGCCTGTTGCTCTCTAATTTGTCGAAGATTTTCCCAAGCAACTTCAGCACGAGCAAAAGGAAGTGCCTGTTTAATGAAGTTCTTACTTGGTTGATCTCTTGGGATAGGACTTGCGAATTGTTGTATATCTTCATGAAGAGCATTTGCAGTTCCTAACCTACGAGAATTAAAAGGTTCTCCTACTCCTTGTGCAATTCTATCTTGATAATATCTCTGTAATATCTGCATAACTTCATCTAATTTTGCTGGTGCTTGTGGAGGGCGTGGGGGCATAGGTACTGGTTGTACTGGTGCAGGTGCACCCCCCGGTTGTGCTGGTGCGCCCCCCGGTTGCTGTTGCTGTTGCTGTTGCTGTTGCTGTTGCTGTTGCTGTTGCTGTTGCTGTTGCTGTTGCTGTGCAAGTGCCTCTGCTTCTTGCTGTGCCTGAAGAAGAGGATCAACAGCAGGATTAACCTCGAAAGGATTTCTTGCAAAGATTGTAGATTCGAATCGTTTTGCATCAGCATATCGTTTAATCTCATCTTTGGTAAGATTGCTATAGATTGCGTTGCTCAGATTTGATTGCATATAGTCGCATGTTGCATACGATAAAGTTGCTAATTCTCTGAACTTTCGAAATGCCGATCTATCCTGATCACCACGTACACGATTTGGAAATTGATTAAATGCTCCGGAATATAGTGTCGCCGTTTGTTTCAAAAGTTGTATCAAAGGTAAGAGGTACGTATTGTTCACACCGTTTGCAAAATCTGCCGACGCTCTCATTTGAGGTGCGTAAAGTTGAATATAATTGACGAGTTCATTATACGTTGCAATAATATCAGTCATCTTGAAAAAATCTGAACTGATGCTAATCATACGAGCATCTGTGATTAATCGTGCGGGACGATTCTCCAAATTAACTAATGTCTGAAGTTGACTATACAAATCAGTTTTAAAACCCAACAATTGCGATAATTTATTCACAAAAGATCCAATCTTGAATGAAACACCAACATCTGCAGGAGACGGAGGCATTTGAGATTGTTCATACATGTTCGCTTGTCTGATTTCATTTTGGTACACTTGTCGATTAAAGTTCCGATCTGCATTATTCAAAGCACTACGCTCCGCTTCTCTGCTACGACCCTGTGATTGATCACTTGTCTTTTTACTCTGACGAATAGGAGGGTCAGCACCTAACAGTTTCTTCAATCTGTCCATATTTTCTTATATATTACCTAAATATAAAAAAATATTGAGTTTTCGGGATATGTCTAAATTACGTCTATTCAAATAAATCCTTCTCTGCAACTTTTGCGGGGGGTTCAGGAGGATCATCTTTTTTACGTTCAATAATCGCATTTTGTTCCTCCGCCCTTTTTTTAATCAACTCACTCAAAGCGAGTTCTTGTGGTAACGGTTTGGGTTCAGGTTTTCTAACCAACCATTTCATATACTCGGAGATGTAATAAAACATAGGTTCGTGAGATTCGAGAGAATTGCTATAATCTAAATAAAGAAAATAAAAATCTCAAATTAAGCGATTTACCACAGTTTTAATGAAAAGATAAACAGCAATATCAGCAACAGAAGGAAAAACATAGTAGAACACTCCACTTGCAATTGTCCACAACATTCTTTATACTATTTTCTTATATAATAAAAGAAAAGGATTTAAAGCAGAAGAGGCAAAAATGGGGCAACACTTGAAGCAACGTTGCCCAGATCTGACCAAAAATCCCCTCCTGAAACTCCTGCTCCCCTGTACGTTGCCTTCGCATCTTTGAGTGCCTGTTTATAACTCACACCGTGCTTTTTCGAATATGCTTTAACATGCTCGATCCATTTTGAAGCAGGGCGTTTTCCACCACTTGCACCAGCACCAGCAGGAGATGCGTTGACCTGAGGATTGGCGGACGCTAATTCGTCAACAAGGTTTCCTACTGCTTCAATCTGATTCAGAGATTCGCTATTTCCTGCCTGACCACCCTTGCGTTTGCCTCCCGCCCAACCCGTCTTGTATGGTTGGTTCACGTTGCTACGCTGTCTCAACGCCATCAACTCCGCACTATTTCCACGCACGGTCTTTCCTCCCGAAACTCCAGCACCAACAGGGCGTTTAAAATCTTTACCAGTCGCCATATCGAATCCAACGTACGGTGCGTTTACCGACATGTCACCGCCTGACATACCTGCGTTTGTGATCTGATTGAAAGGAGGGATACCGCCGTTTGGAATATTTCCACCCTTGTAGAGTTGCTGTTTGCCTGAAAGAACTCGAGTATCCTTTGCACGTTGACCGCCCGACATTCCCTCACCCTTCTTGCCTGAGAATGCACCAACCACTTTACCAGCGACATCAGCGACCTTTCCGACCTTCTCAACAAGAGGCATCACTTTATCTAAACCTTCGCTTACTTTGTTTACACCACTTTCAAGAAAATCACCAACTTTGCTGAGTGCGTTGTTAACACCACTAATCATATCATCTATAAACGATCCGCCACTCATGCCGAATCCAGAGATGAAAGGTTCGAGATAAGACATATCAAGTTCGCCTTGACCTCCACTCATACCAAGACCAAGCAGGAGAGGAGCAAAAGATGCAAGAGTCGACCAATCAAAATCGCCTCCGCTCAATCCGCCTCCGCTCAATCCTAATCCGTGTAATGCTTTGAGTTCTTTCAGGATATTCATTCCCATCTGCTGACCCTCATCTGCTTCAGTCATACCTTTACCGTACTTGCTGTACAAGTCCATACCGGTCTTCACGTGGGGAGCAACTGCACCAGCAACATCTCCCACCTTTTTAATTCCGTCTAAAAGATCGTCGAAAAATCCACAACCAAGCAACGCCCGACCAACTGCTTTGGTTTTTTGTGCCGACGAACTCTTCCTACCAAGTCCTAAAAGCGGTAGAAAAGGTGCGACAGTAGAGGCAATATTACCCAGATCACTTAGGAAGTCCCCGCCTGAAACTCCCATTCCGCTAATGTTCTGATTGTATCCTCCAGATTGACCAAAACCGTAGAACCCTGAATTACCGTACGGTGATCCGGTAGGCATAACTGCAGGGTGAAAGATTCCTGTTGAGTTCAGGTCAGGGTTAAGAATTGGGTGTTCGACATCAGAAACCTCGTCGCCACCGCTTAAACCCATACCACTTCTATACCCTCCACTCTGACCCGACCCACACCGGCACGCTCCACGTTGCGGACACCTACACGCCATTCCGCCACTTTGACCTGCTCCTAAAAACGGTGCGACAACTTGAGCAACCTGTCCGATCGGTTTCATAACGGACATAAACCCGTCTGCAAAATCACTCCAAAAATCCCCGCCTACTTCTCTTTGGAAATCGCCTTGACGCATACCGCCTTGAAGTGGACTCTGATACGCCTCATAAGCGTCATGTTTCAAATTGCGAACATCAAATGCTTTTTGCTTGTTAGCAATCGCAATATTGTAGGGCGTTAAATACGTACTCATTTTTGTTATAACATACACACAGAAAAAAATAAACCCCAATATTCCTTAATGTATTAATCTTTGGAAACTGAATATTCGTTAAATATGACTCCGCCTCCCGGATTATTGTCTACAGACCACAATCTCACACTATATTTTTTTCCATCAAGCGTCCAAAATATCCATCTTGCATAGTTGCTCTCACAATCAAAATCTGAAATGTTCTCAAACGTTCCAAGATTTTCAGTTTTCAAGATGTGTTTCACAAGATCCGTGATATTTTCCTCGTATGTTTCCGACTTCGAGATGAACGGCATTTTTGATTTGTTGCTGTGTTCTATTTACTGGGATTAACTCTCTTCAATTTTCCGTTCTTGGAAACTCCTTGGAGAATTGCAATCTCTGCTCGAAGTTTTTGTACCTCTTGAATGCGTTGTTGTTCCATCTTGTCCATACGAGCATCATCTCCTGCAAGTTCTGTCTTGAGATTTTCGATTTCCAACCTGAGTTCAGCGTTCTCCTTCTTCAACCGCTCATTCAACGCACGCACGCAGAGTAATTCCCCCGCTAATTCCCTCTGTAAATGTTCCTTTTGGTACAAGAGGACGTGTAATTCCCCCTCTAAATATTCCTTTCGCTCAAAGAGGGTGTGGCGTTCCTCTTCCAATTCTGCGATTGCTTCAATTTGATCCTCGCTCTCTTTCTTCAATTCAGCAAGTTCCTTCTTGAGAT